TCAAGGTAGGGGGAAACACACCAAATATGCAGCAACAAGTGCCAATAAACCTAAAAAAAGGTATAGAGGACAAGGAAAATAACAAAGAGACCTTAGGGTCTCTTTTTTTGCGTAAAAACCCTCATAAATAAACTTATAATTACTTAATTTTATGCCTGTAGAAAGGGTTAGTAAGGGATTTAAGGACATTAGCATGTCTTTTGAGGTAAATCCCATCACTAATGACTTAATTGGTGTCAAAAATGACACTGCAATTGCTCGTTCGATTAGAAATTTAGTGCTTACTACTCCTGGAGAGCGATTTTTTAATGAAGATTTGGGTTCAGGAGTGAATGAAGTCCTTTTTGATAATATTGATGAAATTTCTTCTGCTATTATTAGGGATGAAATTGAACAAACTATCATTAGATTTGAACCTAGAGTCAAATTACAGAATGTAAAAGTAAAAGGTAACTTTGATAATAACCAATTTGATGTAACTATCTCTTATGACATCATAGGAATAGAAGCTCTTCCTCAACAATTAAACTTTGCACTACAGCCTACAAGATAAATGGCACTAGTTAACTTTACAAATCTTGATTTCGATCAAATAAAGACCTCCTTAAAGGATTATTTGAAAGAAAATTCCGATTTTACTGATTATGATTTTGAAGGATCTAATCTTTCAAACATAGTTGATGTCTTAGCATACAATACTTACATCTCCTCATATAATGCTAACATGATTAGCAATGAGGTTTTCATAGATAGTGCTACTTTAAGAGAAAATGTAGTTGCATTAGCAAGAAATATTGGGTATACACCTAGATCTAGAACTGCTGCAAAGGCAATAATTTCATTTTTTGTAGATACAACTGGATTTACCACTAAACCTGTCACTCTAACCCTTAGAAAGGGTCTAGTAAGCACTTCTGCTTCAGTATTTGGGTCAGAAAGTTACTCTTTTTGCATTCCAAGTGACATAACAGTGCCTGTAGTTGATGGAATTGCTACTTTTAACAATGTAACAATTTATGAAGGGACATTTTTAACCTCAAATTTCACAGTTTCTGCAGAAATACCTGCTCCTCCATCAAGATATACCTTAGAAAATGAAAATATTGATACTTCAACCTTAGAAGTTTCAATTAGAGACACTGAATCTAGCACTTCTTCCAAAAAATACGTATTTTCTGACACTTTACTAGAAGTTACCTCCTCTTCTAGGGTATACTTCCTTCAAGAAATAGAAGATCAGAGATATGAGGTCATTTTTGGTGATGGAGTCTTTGGAGAAAAGTTAAATGCACTTAATTATATTGAAGTTTCTTATATTGCCACTAAAGGTGAAGTAGCAAATGGCATTTCTTCCTTTAATTTTAATGGAAGACTTGTAGATAACAATAATAACCTTGTAAGTACAGGATTATCACTACTTTCTACTATAAGTGAGTCTGTAGGAGGTAAAGAAATTGAATCTGTTGAGTCAATTAAGCGTTATTCACCAAAAATTTACTCAGCATACAATAGAGCAGTTACTGCAGGTGATTATGAAGCATTAATTCCTAAAATTTACCCAGAAACTGAGTCAGTATCTGCTTTTGGAGGGGAAGAATTAAGTCCTCCTCAATATGGTAAGGTTTTTATTACAATTAAACCATTTTATGGTCCTTATGTACCAGATTCTATCAAAAATAACTTAAATAATATTTTAAAAAAATATTCTGTTGCTGGAATTGTTACTCAAATACAAGATCTTAAATATTTGTATGTTGAAGCTCATATTAATGCTTATTATAACCCAAATTTAGCTGCAGATGCTCAATCTGTTAAAACATTAATTTCAAATAACATAAATTCATACTCTGATTCCTCAGAAATGAATAAATATGGAGCTAGATTTAAATATAGTAAATTTCAAGCAGTAATTGATAATAGTAATGATTCAATAACTTCAAATATTACAAATATAGAAATAAGAAGGGATTTAAAACCACTTTTAAATCAAAATGCAGAATATGAACTTTGTTATGGCAATTCTTTCTATGTAAAAAATAATAATGGTTATAATATTAAATCATCAGGATTTAATATATTTGGTGTAGCAGATCCTGTTTATTTGACTGATATTCCTAATGATAATAGTAAAAATTCTAGATATGGAAAATTATTATTATTTAAATTGCAAGCAAGACAAGATCCTATAATTATTTCTAATAATGTAGGAACTATTGATTATCAAAAGGGAGAAATATTAATTAGACCTATTAATATTACTGGGACATCTAAAAAAGTTCAAAATATCTCAATAATAGAAATTTCTGCCTGTCCAAAATCTAATGATGTAATTGGATTACAAGATTTGTATTTACAACTAGATGTTACCAATAGTACTATTGATATAATAAGTGATAATATTGCTTCTGGTGAAAATACATCAGGAACCAATTATACATCCAGTTCTAGTTACATATATGGTGATATTGCAAGATTGACTATAGAAGAGTCTCAAAATACTACCCTTACTACCTCAGATACATATGTAGTAGGGAATACTGACCGTCCTATGGCTCCCTCATACTAATCACCCTTTATTAGCAGGAAATTAACACTCATTATAAAATGCCAGAAAATAAAAGAGTCAAAATTAGCTCAGTTGTTAAAAATCAACTACCAGATTTTATAAGGGCGGATTTCCCTCTTGTTGGTGATTTTTTAGCACAATATTATACTTCTTTAGAGGGTCAAGGTTCTACATTAGATATTTTACAAAATATTGACAAATATATTAAAGTTGATGAATTAACAGATCTTGTAGAAGAGACATCTTTATCATCTAACGTAGGAATTGCTGATAATACTATATCTGTAGATTCTACTACTGGATTTCCTGATTCTTATGGATTGATTGAAATAGATTCTGAAATTATTACGTATACTGGAATTACTACTAATTCTTTTACTGGATGTTCTAGAGGATTTAGTGGAATTACCACATATCAAAGTCTTGCTGAAAAAGATGAATTAGTATTTTCTCAATCTGGAATTACTACTCATTCTTCAGGATCTGCGGTTAATAATTTAAGTATTAGATTTTTAAAGCAATTCTTTAAAAAAGTAAAAACTCAATTTTCTCCTGGATTTGAAGAAAGAACTTTAGATTCTGATGTTAATAAAAGATTATTCTTAAAACAATCAAAAGATTTTTATTCTTCTAAAGGAACTAATCAATCGTTTGAGATTTTATTTAGAGCATTATATGGAGAAGATGTAGAAGTAATTAAACCTAGAGATTATCTTTTTATACCCTCAGATGCAAATTATAAAGTTTCTGAACAATTAATAGTTGAGGCTGTTGATGGAGATCCTCAAGATCTTATTAATAGAACTTTATTCCAAGATGCTGTTTATGGATTCCCCAAAGCAACTGGTTCTATTAGTAACGTAGAAAAGATAGTAAGAGGTGGAAAAACATATTATAAATTAAGTTTAGATTATGATCATCAATTAGATGAAATCACTGAGAATTTTAGTATTCATCCTAATACTAAATTAATAGATCCTGTTTCTATAGGAGCTACCACATTATCTGTAGATTCTACTGTAGGTTTTGGAACTACAGGAACTTTAATTGCTAATTTTGCAGATGGAACATCTAATACTATAAATTATTCTTCTAAATCTTTAAATCAATTTTTTGAATGTGATGGGGTAGATCATAATCTTTTATCTACTCAAGATTTAAGATTAGATGCTTTTGCTTATGGATATTCTGGAGTAGGAACTGCTAATGTAGTAAAGGTTAAAGTTACTGGAGTATTATCTGATTTAAATTTAGAATTTGATGGCACTTATTATAATGAAGTAGGAAATATTATTGAACCTAAAGGTTTGGGATCTGTTTCTGATAGTAAGGTAACTGATAATTTACTTACCAATATTTCTACAACTTATAATGTAGTATCTATTGAGATTGTAGATAGATCAAACTTTACTTATAAATTAAATCTTTTTAATGATCATATTTTTGTTGTTGGAGATAATGCTCTTATTAATGATATATCATGTTCTATTATCTCTTTAATAAGTTCTAAAGAAATTTTAATTAAGGGATCTGGTGAACTGGATGAAAATGTAAATTATAGAATTCAAAGATTATTATCTAAAGCTAATTTGAGTAATTATGGACAATCTAATATATTTACTACTAATGTTCAAAATTCTTATTTGGAGGGGGATAATTCTGTTTATATAACGTCTCCTTCTATTCCAAGTTATTTTAATGATGCTTTAGATATTCGTGATACTTCTCTTTCTTTTAGTGGTACATTTGAAGAAAGTACAGATTTACAAATTCTTAATCATGGTTTATTAACTGGTGAAAGAATAATTTATGTTCCTGGTGATGGTGATAATAAATTAGATATTACTGCTGGAGAATATTTTGTTAAAAAAGTAGATATTAATACTTTTAAAATTTGTAGAAGTACTTCCAATATTGCTAATGAGTTATATGTTTCTTTTTCGGGAACTGTAGATAATAATAAATTTAATTTGTCTGATTTTGATAAAAAAACTATTCAATCTCAAAAATTAATAAGAAAGATTAAAGATCCTATTTCAACTCTTACTAATTTACCAACACCTAGAGGAAAAACTGGTATTTTGATAAATGGGGTTGAAATACTTAATTATAAGTCAAATGATGTTGTTCATTATGGACCTATTGAAGAAATTTCAGTTACTAGTGGAGGAGATGATTATGATGTAATAAATCCTCCTATTATGTCTATTACAGATAGTACAGGTGTTGGAGTTTCTGCTTATTGTGAGGTTCAAGGTTCTGTAGAAAAAATTGATGTTGTTGATGAGGGATTTGATTATCTTACTAGACCTACTATAAAAATAAGCGGAGGAAATGGATCTGGATGTATTGCCATTCCTAATTTAGTATTAAGGGATCATTCTTTAACTTTTGATTCTACTGAAATTGGAGGATATATTTCCACTACTAATAATACTATTGGATTTACTACTTATCATAAATTTAGAGAAGGAGAACTTGTAACTTATCTTACAGATACTCAAACAGCAATTGCAGGATTAACTACTGATGCAGCATATTATTGCTCTCTTATAGATGCATCTACTGTTGCATTACATGTTAATTATTCAGATGCTATTTCTGGAGTTAATACTATAGGATTAGGACCTACTTATGGTGCAGGTATTCATGAATTAAAATGTGCAAATAAAAAGAGAATACTTAAATCTATTAGTATTGGAAGTTCTGGTTCTGGTTATACTAATAAATTAACATCCACTACTTCTTCTGGAATTAATACTGCTACTAATATAATTAGTATACCTAGTCATGGATATAAAACTGGAGAATTAATAAGATATGATAGCAAATCTACTGATACTATATCTGGTCTTTCAACTTTAACAAATTATTATATAACTGTTATAGATGGAGGGTCATTTAGATTATCACAAGTAGGAGTAGGATCTACTGCTGCTAATTTTTATATAAAAAATAAGGAATATGTTAATTTAACTTCTGGTGGATCTGGACAACATTTATTTAATTATCCACCAGTTACAGTAGAAATAGTTGGAAATATTGGTGTTTCTACTTTTTCTGGTCAGAATTTTAATGCTGAATTAAGACCTATAGTAAGGGGAAGTATTAAATCTGTCCATATTGTTGATGGTGGAGTTGGTTATGGATCTTCTGATATTATTAATTACAATAGACAACCTACAATTAGTTTAAAAAATGGTAAGAATGCCCAATTAATACCTATCATAGATGCTGGTGGAAAATTATCTGAAGTCATAGTATTGAATAAAGGAGAAGAATATAATTCTCCTCCAATATTAACAGTTAAAGGAACTGGAAATGGATGTACAATTATTCCTATTTTAAAAAGTGGAACTGTAGATTCTGTTAAAATTATTAATAGTGGAATAGGATATACTTCCACTGATGTTTCTATAACAGTAACTTCTAATGGTACTGGAGCTGATTTTTATTCTAATCCAAAAACTTGGACTATTAATACAGTTGAAAGATTAATAGAAAATGATCAAATTACAACTGATGATGGAATTATTAGTACTGGTTTAAATAAAGAATACGGTCTTCAGTATTCTCATTTATATGTTCCTAGAAAATTAAGACAAACTACTTATGTTAAAAAGACTGTTATTGATAGAGAAGTTTTTGTTCCTGATATGTCTTTGGAAAATGACATTGAAGAAGATTCTATAAACCATTCTCCAATTATTGGATGGTCTTATGATGGTTGTCCCATTTATGGTCCATATGGATATACTAGTGCTTCTGGTGGTCCTATTAAAATTTTAGAATCTGGATACTCTCCGACTATATCAAGTATTAGACCAAATCCTCTTACTTCTAATGGGGATATGGTATATGTTGAAGGATTTTTTGTTGAAGATTATACTTATAGTGATAATAAAGATTTAGATCAGCATAATGGAAGATTTTGCAAAACACCAGAATTCCCTAATGGAGTTTATGCATATTTTGGTCTTATTAATCCTACATCTCGAGATTCTGAAGGATCATTTAAAAATTATAGAAAACCTCAATTTCCATATTTTATAGGTAATTCATTTAAGCATCATCCTATTGAATATAATTTTGAAAGTAAATCTAATCAGGATAATATAGATCTTAATAAAACTAATTTAATTAGAAATACTGGTCCTTATAATTTCCTTTTTACAGACACTGAATATGATTATTTGATAGATCCAAATAATATTCAACAACAAAGAACTTATGTTAAATCTACTACTTCTGGACAGATACAATCTGTAGGAATTAATACAGGAGGAGATGGATATAAAGTAGGTGATGAAGTAGTTTTTGAAGATGCTGGATCTAGTGGTTATGGAGCTAGATCTGTAGTAGATACTATTCAAGGAAAAACCATTACTAATGTTAGTATTGCTTATACTGAACACCCAAATACAGAATTTAGTTATGGGGATTATCCTGGACAGGTAGTAGGTTATACTACATTACCTCATAATTTAACTCATGCTGAAACAGTACATATTTCTGGAATATCTACTACAGGAGTAACAAATAATCTTAATGTACAAATTGGAGTATCTACTGCTACTTTTAAATTATTTGGTGCAGTTAATCCTACTCTTAATACAGGTATTGTAACCTATTTTAATTTGGATGGGTATGTAAGATCTCCTTTTATGAGAGAAAATGATATTTTAGGTATAGGAACTGAGTGTGTAAAAGTATTGAATGTTGATACTGACAATTCTAGAGTTAGAGTTATAAGAGATTATAATTCTACTATAGGATCATCTCATACTCATACTAGTCTTGTTTCTCAAAAACCTAAGACTTTTACTTTCTTTGATTCAGTTAACATTAAAGATAATGCAAATATAAGAACTGATAAAGAATTATATTTTAATCCATTAGAATCTGTAGGATTGGGAACTATTTCTGGAGTAGGTATTGGATCTACTTTAGTTTTCTCTAATCCAGGAACGGGAATAAGTGAAATATTCATTCCTACCAAATCACTTTATTTTAAAGATCATGGATTATTAACGGGAGATACTTTAACATATAATGTAAATGCTGGAACTGCAGTATCAGTATCAACTGATGGAATTGATGGATTTGCTCTTACTGATCAGCAAACTGTATATGCTGCAAGAATAACAAATGATTTAATTGGTATTTCTACTGCAAGAGTAGGGTTAGGATCTACAGGATCTTTTGTTGGTATTGATAGTACTACTACTGCTTCTACATTATATTTTATTGGTATAGGTACTGGAGTATATCATAGTCTTAAGACTAATTATAATAATAAAATAACTGGTTTAGTAACTAAATCAACAACTACAGTTTCTACTTCTTCTACTCATGGTTTAAGTGTTAATGATAATGTAGTTTTAGATGTTAAACCAGGAATAACCACCACAGTAAATGTAGCTTATAATGATTATAATAGAAGAATGGTAATTAATCCTAGAACATTTACTTCTAGTGATGTCAATACTAATCTTAATACTATTACTATTGCTAAACATGGTTATATAACAGGGCAAAAAGTTATCGCAACTGCAACCACTTCTCCTGGAGGATTAGTGGATAATGGAATTTATTTTGTAAATGTAGTAGATGAAAATAAAATTAAATTATCTTCCACTTTCTCTAAATCTGTAAATTTAAATCCAAATGTAATTAATATTACTAGTGCTTCTAACGGAACTATATCTCCTATCAATCCTCCTATTAATTTAGAGAAAGATTTGAAGATATATTTTGATCTTTCTGATTCATCTTTATCATTTATTAATAATGAAGTTTCTTATTCTGCATTTGATTTTAATCTTTATTCAGATTCTTTACTTAAGGATTTATTCATTACTTCTGGAAAAACTAATGATTTTAATGTTTCTAAAACTGGAAGAATTGGTATAGATGCTAATGCTAATCTTACAGTAAAAAATATTAAGGAAATAGATCAAATATTATATTATAATTTACAACCTATAAATGAAACTTTAAATACAGAAGTTAAAAAAGAGATAGTTAGAGATAGTGATAATATTACAAATTCAAATTCAATATCATTTGTATTCAATGCGTTAAATGACATTCATTCAATTGTGGGTGTAGGATCTACTACATTCTCATTTATAACTTCTAGAGTTCCTAAAAAATTAGAATACACTTCTGCAGATGGTGTATTTAAATATACTACAGATTCTGAAAATGCTTCAGGTCCTATATCTAAAATTAAAGTAACTAATACTGGATATCAATATAATACTTTACCTGGAATTAGTACTATTATTACTACATCAGGTAAAAATGCAATTTTGGAAACAAAAGGTACAGATATTGGCAGAATAAGTAATGCTGAAATTTCTGATATTGGTTTTGATTATCCAGTAGATAAAACTTTGAGACCTGAGGCAAATATTCCTCAATTAATTAAAGTAGATTTACTTGCTACTATTGATAAAATAGGAATTAGTTCAGTTGGTAGAAATTACTTAGATTCTCCTGGATTAGTTCTTTTGGATGGATTAACACAAAAGGAAGTTAAAGATGTAGAGTTAGATTATGAACTTGGAGATAGTCATATCACTATTTTAAGAAATACTAAAACTTTAAATAATATTACTCCCACATTAATTCCTATTGATAATTCTAATGGAATTAGTATTAATAATATTGATTATAATAGTGGAACAAAAGATGTAACAGTAACTATTGGAGCTAGTTTTAGTGATGCTGCTGATTATCCATTTGAA